AACGCCCCCTGGTTGATCCTGGCGGTCCCGCTGATCTGGGACGGGGCGCTCTATTTTTCGGGGCTCTACCAGGGGGCGTTCGCGCTACTCCGAGGCCTGCTGGTGGCGCTGGCGTTAGAGGTGGGCACGGCGGCGCTGGTGGGGGTGGTGAGCCGGTTGGGGTGGTTTTTGCGGGCCCTGGCGGGGCTGGCGTTGGTGGTTTTGGCGGTCGCCAATGCCACGGCAGGGTTTTACCACCTAGCCGGAGGGGAACTGGACCGAGCCGCCAAAAGGTTGGGGCTCAACCAGTACCTAGCCGAGGCCCGCGAAATCGGGCGCGAATCGGGCGAGGACGGGCGGCTGTGGCTCGCCCATGGGCAGCGGGCCAACGCCGCGCAAATCCGCCTCCAAAAATTAACCACCGACCAAACCCGCCTGGAGGCGGCCAGGGAGTTGGCCCAGGAGGGCCGAGCCCGCAGTTTGGCCGAGGTAGGGTTGTTGGTCACCGGGCGGTTGGGGTTGCAACTGGCCGCGCTGGTGCTGGCCTTTTTAGCCGCCAATCCTGGGGCGCTCAACCCCCAAAAAACCACGGCTGAACCGCCGTCACCCACCGGCCCAATTCGGGGACCGGACGGAAAATTTAAAGCTAAACAGGAGTAGTTATGCAGTGCGATTGCGTTCAAGATATCGAAAAAAAATTATCCGCAGAGGATAGTCCGTATAGGAAAATTTACGCAAAGCGGGGTTGGACGATTGAAAAAGTTGAACTGCGCCAGGGGGCGTTCACAATTACTGACGGCATTTTTGACCATATTCTAACCTGGCCAATCGAAATTCGGGTGGCGGAGCTCAAAAAACCAAAAATCGAAAAACTGGGGTGTTCGTATTGCCCATTTTGCGGCACCAAAATCAAACCTGATCAGGAGTGCGCATGAATCTGGATGTTCGGACGGCCCTCGCGACGCGGATCGCTAGACAAAAACGAATTATCGAACACTACGGCGAGGAGGCCCAGATGTTCATGGTCGCCGAGGAGGCGGGGGAATTGTTATCGGCGATTAACAAATATCGGCGTGGCAGAGGTTCGAGAGAACAAATCGCGGTTGAAATCGCAGATTTACTCAACGTGCTGGAGCAGTTGAAATACTCGTTTGGGTGTGAGGACATCGAGCGGATTCAATCGGAAAAACTCGACCGTGAAATAAACCGGATCGAGCGCCAAGAGCTAGATTTGGCGGGTCTAAAACACCGGGTTTGCCCAGGGTGTGGGGGGGTTGACCTGCCTGTTGGCCGGGATCGCTGTTTTGATTGTGATCCACTGCGTGGGGGTAACCCATGAGCCAGAGCCGCCTGCACTCGTTTGTTGAGGCCAATTTAAACACCTTCGCCGGGTTTGGGATTAGCTGGTGTTTGTCGTATTGGGTGGTGCCCCTGTGGGGGTTGCCGCAATCGCCGAGCGTCGCCACAAAAATCACCCTGCTGTTTACGGCGGTGAGCCTGGTCCGCAACTACCTGCTGCGCCGGTTGTTTAATCGTTTTTATTTCGCGTGGCCCGCTAGGGTTCGCGTTTCCCCGTCCCAAATCGCTCAAACCGGTTTGGGATTAACCCTCCTCGCGGCTCTCCTGGGAGGCGCGTGAAAATTGTTTTTAATAGGAGCCTCCATGGAAATTTTTTACACGATCGCCTACTGGTTGACCCGCCCGCAATTTTGGGGCGGGGTCGTTGTTGTTGGGCTAGTGGGTTATTTAGGTTATTACTGGGCAACCCATTAGGAGGGGCAGTGGACGTTTTTTGGGCTATTTTAGGTTTCACAGGTTGTTTGTTTTTGGCTGGTTTAATGATCAGTTATATCGACGACCGGCGAGCCAAAAAATCCAAAAAATACCACTGCCATAATCGGAGAACCACTGAGTGACTTTAAGTCACTCAGTGGGGGGCGGGGAATTAGCTTTTTCAAAAAAAATATCGTGAAACAATATTTTTTACTCGCCTTAATGTGTTGTTGCGCGATATATTAGGACAACAGCAAAGGAAAAACGGCTGATGATCAAAAGCTTTCAAGACAAACAAACCGAAAAAATCAGCCAGGGCGATCGGGTCAAAGCGTTGCCTCCGCAAATCGCCAAACGTGCTTTGATGCGGTTGCAAAGGATTGATGCCGCTTTGACCTTAGACGATTTGTTAGGTCCTCCTTCGCACCGCTTAGAAGCTCTAAAAGGCGACTTGGCCGGGTTTTATTCGATTCGGATAAACGAACAATGGCGGGTGGTCTTTCGCTTTGAAAGCGGGCAAGCCTTCGATGTAAAAATTACGGACTACCACTAACTAAAGGGGGCCCAATGGCCACAAAAAACAAACTGCCCCACACTGGGGAACACCTCGCCGAGTTTATGGCCGAATTTGGGCTTAATGACCGAAAATTGGCGCAGGCGACCGGCCTGAAGCCGGATCAAATCGGCCAGATTCGCCGGGGGTTGCGCTCAATTAGCCCGACCGTAGCCCTTAAGCTGGGGCGGTATTTTGGGACCAGCCCCCAGTTTTGGGCGAACCTGCAAAGCCAATTCGACCTCAAACAAGCCGAATTGGGGGCAGACCTGGAATCAATAGTGCCAATCAAGGTCGCCGAAGAAGTGGGGGGCTAGTGGAAATGGGCAGCTTATGACCTCTGACAACCCCTAGGGGTGTAATCAAAGAAGCTGCTTTGGATGTGGGCTTGCGGCGCTTGGGGGGGGCGGGTTTCACCCAGGTAGGATAGGGAGGCTTGGTATTCGGCGGCGCATTTGGGATTGTCGCACCGATAGCTGATCAAGGCACAACCCTCCGGGTCAGGGTCGGTGCGGATGATCGAGGCGCGGGAACCGCAATGTTTACAACGTCCTTTCATGTAGTTTGCCACCTTGCCCTCCCCTATCGAATTTGTCCCCTATATTCCCTCATCCAGCCAATTATTTCAAGCCTTTTACCTCTTCCCCTCCTGGTTTTTCCGGGCCTTTCTTGTCCCCCGCATCTCCGGCCCCGGTCGCGCGCAATAAATCGTCAAAATTAGGGTCTAATTTAATCCAAAATTGGGGGTCCAATTGGGCGTTGATTTCCTCGGCGATTTGCTCGGCGATGGGGGCCACCACCAGACGGTAATAGTTCGCCAAGACCTTGTTGAAATCGGGGGCCGACTTGCCAATAAATGCGGTGTTGATCAACTCGGCGGGGATTTGGTGGGCCTCATAAATCGACAAGCGAGCCTCGGCGGTGGTTTTGTCGAAATCGTCTTTAGCCAAGCTCTGACTTAAATCCACAAATTTAAAAATTTCCTCTATTTTTTGGTCCTTCAATATGCCCCGAAAATTGAGCAAAACCTGTTTTGATCCACCTGGGGTGTTGCTGGTCCTGATCGCGTCCACCAGTTTTGACTCAATATCGCCGACCATCTCGGCTATTTCATCGGGCGTTTTTCCGGCCATTGCTTCGGGGGTGATCCAGTCCTGGAAGTTCACGTTTAAAAGGAGCAGCGCCGAGACCAGCCCGTTTGAGTTGTAAAAATGGATTCGTTGGCCCTTGGCCGCCGCCGCTAAGGCAATGTCGGTAATCGCCCCCGAATATTCGGGGACTCCGTAAAAATCGGATTCGGGGCAGGGCTGAAACGAATAAATCACTTGCTCTGGTGCTAGGGTATTAACTAGTTTTCCCTGGTCCAGTTGTCCAAAAAGCCCTTTTTTGGTGATTCGCAACACCCGCGCGTTAAGCCGCCTCAAACTGGAAAAACTTTTGCCCCTATTTTGCACTATTTGCAGCGCCCCATAGCCAAAAACGGAGCGGTCAAACACAAAGGCATAAAGGGCCGACTTGGGAAACCGCGCCAGAAACCGGGCCCTCGATCGGAAAAAATCAAGCCGCTGTTTTGCGGTTGGTTTTTCTGGTAATTCCTTATGATCCAGATTTAGTTCATGGGGGCGGTATCCCGCGCAAACCAAGCGGGTTCGAAGGTGGATCGCGCTTTCGTGCAGCGCGTTCAGCCGGAGTAGGGCGGTGATGGTCTCGGGGTTGATCGGCGGTTCTAGCCAGTCCCCGGTGGCGATCCCCGAATCAAAGGGCTTTACGATTTGCAACTGTTTGATGGCCTTTTCAGATAGCCCCGCCGCTTGGATAGTTAAAGGGTCTGTTTGGGCATTGCCCGAGGCTAGGCCGTATTTGTTGTTATCCACTGGTAAGTCCTAGGTTAATGCCAGGGACTAAGCCCCCGGTGCCGGTTTTTAAAGGGGCGCTACCATTTGCGCCCGTGGTGATTCCGAAGCCAACCCCTTTTGGGCGCGAGGATAATTTGGAGCCTTCGACCGGGGACCGGCTGGCCGCGTGGGCCAGTGCCCAAAACAGATCGGCATGGCCAACCCCTTTTTTTCGGTCCGCCCGGATCGTTGCCCGCCCGGTTGAGGTGTTGCCCGTTTTGATCGCCAGGAAGGCTTGCAAAATTTCTTTGTGTTGGCCGTCCCACTCCAGCCGCTTTTGGGCCACCAGGCGCTCGACGTGAAAAACCAAGTCCCATTTTGATTCAAGGGAATAAACCAAGGGGTGGACCTCGAAACGCCAGTCAAGTTCAGCGCTGAAACCTGCTAAAAGGTTGATGATTTGGGCCCCGATCCCGGTTGCGTCGATGGTTAAAGACCGGGCCTTAAAGCGTTTGACCGCTTTTTTGATCTGGGCCACTTGCCAGTTGATCGACTGATTCCCAAAGCTTTTGGCCTCGATCACCCGCAAGCGGTCCCCTCGATCCTCCAGCGCGGCCAAGCTGGCCCTGTCTCCCTTTTCCCCACCTCCGTTTGGGTCAAAGCCCAGGTCCACAGGGAAGCCCTCGGCGGGGTTGTGATCGGGCAAGGGGGCGGGTTCGTTGATCCATTCGCCCTTTTTGGTTTCGGTCCCCTTGGTGAAATAACAGGCTTGCAAATCGTCGAATTTAAACAAAGAGCCCGAATCCGAAAGCCAACCACAGCGGAATAGAAAATCCTTTTGCCGCTCCGAATAGCCTAGCCTGTCTATTTTATCCCAACTAATCAGGTCAAAGCCGCCCTTGATGGCGTCGTCTAAGGTGATCTTGACTCGGTGGATTGCGTCGGTAATGGCTTTTCCTTTGTCGTCGGTGCCTTCCCAGATCTGGAAAGAGGCGTGGGAGGTGACCGAGGGGGTGGAAACGTAGGTGATCCGGTAGTTGCCTTGGATCGCCATTGGCCGGGCGGTTTCTAAAATATCTTCAAGCCGAGGAATCCAGCAAAATTCGTCAAAATAAAGGTCCCCATGATAACCTTGGGCGGTTTCCGCATTGGTCGAAAGAAAAACAAAGCTCGCCTCCCCTTTGTCTTTTAATTGGACCGTTATTTCGTCGGTGCCTCTTAGCTCTACGCCCAGATACTTTTGAGAAAAAATGCGGATAGCTTGGCGAATAATGCCCACTTGCCGCCTTGAGGCAGAAATAAAAATTTGATTATTTCCTGTCTCTATTAGGCGGACTAGGGCTTCCCACGCAATCGCAAAAGTAAGGCCAACCTGGCGGCTTTTTAGGTAAAAACGAAACTCGGCTGGATCGGCTAAAAAATTGAGTTGGTGCAGGTAAAAAAAAGGCTTCTCAACCTTGGCCAAATTGACCTGGGAAAAGTTATTCCGTCCCAATTTTTGGGGTTTATTCTTCGGCCCTTCCTTAGCCCTCAATTTTTGCAGTTCGTCTTTTTCTTTTTTTTGGCGGAGTTGGTCCCTGATTTTGACCGCCTCTTGTAATTCCCGGTAAATATTAAGGTCTTTGACCTTGCCGGTCGAGGCGGCCCGGCTCAGTTCATCGACGCGCAACTCGGCGATGGTCAAGGAATCGACTTTGCACAACCATCGCTCTTCTTTTTTCCACCCACGCAGGGTGCGGGTGCTAATCTCTACGCCCCTTTGGGCGAGCAAATAGGCGGCCACCTCCTGGAGTGTTCTCCCTAATTCATATTGCCTTTTTGCTGCGTTTTTGATCGCTTTGGGGTGCGCCAATGTCCCTCCTTTTTTCCCACCATAACAGAGGCTCCCCTTCTTTAAGAGCGCCCCGCCCGTGGTCCACCATCAATCCACAGTCCGCACGGTTGCGCGATGGGAATATGGGTGGTCAAGTGGTGTATAAGAACGATCACAAAACCCGAATTTTGGATCAATAGATGCCCACACCCTACCCCCTCGCTTTGGCCGAATTCGCCGCCACTCCCTTGGCTATTATGCCCGAGGCCGCCGAAATGATTTTAGGGGTTTTGCGAGGCAATAAAAACCTAGCCGCCCTGGCCGAGGCCCAGGAGCGCCGCCAGATGCTAGACGCCGAAGGGGCCCAAATTCCGGGCGCGGTGTTAGGACTCGACCAGGGGAGCCTAAGCCAAAGCTACCTCGCCGAGGTGGTGGGAGGCGTGGCCGTGGTCAACCTATATGGGCCTATTTATCCAAAAGCCAACCTGCTGTTTAACGTATCGGGCGGCACCAGCCTAGAAATCCTAGTTAAAACCCTGAACCAAGCGTGGGCGGACCCCAAAATTAAAGCGGTGGTGCTGCGGATTGATAGCCCTGGCGGCTCGATCTACCAAGTGGCCGAGACCGCTGAGTTGATCAAAAACGCGCCCAAACCCACCTACGCCCACGCCTCGGGCACCTGCGCCTCGGCGGCCTATTGGATCGCCTCGGCGGCCAGAAAAATTTACGCCAACCAAGGGGCGCTGGTAGGCTCGATCGGGGTTTTGGTGCAATACACCGACGACAGCCGGGGCCGGGAGGCGATGGGGCTAGACGATTACACCGTGGTTTCCTCCCAGTCACCCGACAAAACCGCCACCCCCGCCGACAAAAAAGGGGAAAAGCTGTTTCAGCAAATGGTGGACCGCAGCGCCGTGCATTTTATTAGTGCCGTGGCTCGTTACCGGGGCATCACTAGCCAAAAGGTCCAAAGTGAATTTGGCCAAGGATTTGTGGTGGACGGACCCGAAGCCTTGAACCGGGGCATGATCGACGGGGTAAAACCCCTGGGCCAGTTAGTGGCCGAGTTGAACCAATCCAAGCCGGGGGATTCACCCAGGCAAAACGCCAACCACCAGACGGAGCAACCCATGGCAGGCGAAGAAACCCCAGCAGCAGAGCCCCAAAGCCCAGCGCCTAGCGCCGAATTGTTAGCCCAGGCCCAGGCTTTGGCCGCCGCGCAAGAAGTGCTGGCCCAAAACCAAACGGCCTTGGCCGAAGCTCAAAAAGCACTGGCCGAGCAGGCCGGAAAAATTAAAGGGCTCGAAAAGGAATTGGCCGCTTTAAAGCAAGAAGACGATCCAGCCGCCAAGACCCCCCCGGTGCATGGCACTAGCGGGGCAGGTAAAATCCCCAGCCTGATCTAGGCCATAACCATCTAAGGAGCAAAAAATGCAGCATGTATTAAGCCCCGCCGCCCACGCGGCAATCAAGGAATTGGCCGATGCCCAGGCCCTCGCCTACCAAGTCCAGCCGGGCGCGGTTTTTTCTTTGTCTCGCGGGGACCAAGAACAAATCGTTTCCGAGCGGATCAAAGCCAACCCGCTGTTGGACCGGATCAACCGGGTGATCGTAAAGCACCCCTCGGCCAAAAAGATTTTTGGCAAAATCACCGGCACCATCCATGGGCGGGGGACCCGGTCGCCAAAGGAAAAAATCGCCGATTCGGTGAGCCGCTACGAAGTCAAAGAGCGGGATTTCGACTATGTGATCCCTTATGGGCTCCTAGACACCTGGTTTAGCGCCGCAGGCGGTAGCCAAGAGGTGTTCGCCGGGATGATCAAGGAGTGGTACGCCAAAAAAATGTCCGACGAAATGGCCGCCATCGCCCTGCGTGGCACCAGCCAAGCGGCCAATCCCCAAGGCGAGGGCACCGATGAGGCAAAGTTGCAGGCGGTGGACCTAGGTTTCGAGCAGTTGATGCGCGACGCCACCTATGGCAAGCCCGCCAACGTATTGGACAATATGGGCGATGGCGGCTCGGTGATTATCGTCGGGCCTAAACGCGAACTTTCGGGCGCGGGCGCGGTAGTGGCGAACCTAGGTGGGGTTCCTAACGAGGTCCAAATCCCCTTGCCTGGCCACGGCTTTATCGCAGGCGGGATGGTGCGGATTCGGTTTTCCGTCAACTACAACGGCGAATTTTTATTAAAAGCGGGCACCGACGCCAACAATTTGGTGATCGAATCCGCCTATACCGTCGAAACCTTCGGGGCAACGGTTTTGATCTCCCAGGTGGGGCACTTCGAGACCCTAGACCAGGCGGTTTCGGACGCCATGGCCGATTTACTGCCCGAGGATATCGCCTTTGAAGGGGACTTAGAGGTGATGTTGTCCAGGGACGTGGCCGCCGAGGCCGAGGCCAAATTGATGGCCACGATCGACGGGTCCAACCCCTTGGTGAGCAATAAATCCTATATTGCCCAAATGCTTTCGAGCTTTGGCGGCCTGGTTTCCAACCGGGTGATGGGGATGAAAGCCCGCCAAGTGATGATCACCGCTTGGAAAAACCTGTCGTATTACGAACTAGACGGCTCGCGCCGGGTGAAGTTCGAAGACAACCCCAAAGAAGGCGGGTTGGTCCAATGGACCTACTACGCCGCTTGTCAAGCGGTCGAGGACGTGGACGCCTGTATTATTTTAAACAACGTCTATTTCCTCAGAAAGCACGAAGACCAAGCCTAGGCTTGAGCTAAACCGGGGCCAGGCTACGGACTGGCCCCAATGATAGGGGGAAAAAATGGGAAAGTTTAAGGAATACCAAGACCGCTTTGGAAAAAGCGAGGGAGCCCCCAAGCCCCCCCACCAAGCCAAGCCTGGCCGATTCGGGTTGGTGCATGGGCAGAAGCCCGCCGAGCCCACAGGGGAGTCCGCCGCGCTCGATATTTTAGCCGAGCGCGAGGCGATGAAAGGGTTGGGCCAGGCAGAGCGGCAAAAGGAAAAAGCGCGAGTGGTCCGCCACTTTCGCCCCGAGGTGGACGCCTGGAAAGAAAAAGGTGGGCCGATTGATGCGGCCCTGCTCTCTTGGTTTGCAATTTTTGTCTTCGACCTAGGCGATATGGGCGAGTTTTTAGAACTCACCCACTTGGGCGAAGAAAACGAGATCCACCAAGTGGCCATCCCTAAAAAGGACTGGCGGCTCTTGCGGGTTTATACCCTGCTTGATTGGTGCGCCGAGCGCCAAGCCGCGAGGGAATCGTTTGCCCCCTTTTTGGTCCAAGAGTACGACCGGCTAGAGCCCAGGGAGTTGGAACCCGCCACGCCGGGCGCTTTGCCGCCGAAGTTGATTGGCTCGCTGGATTATTTCTATTTTTACCAGCTTTTGACCGAGGCTAAACTCGAAGAAGCGGTGGAATTCGGCGAGCGGCGTCTGGCCCAAGGGTCCAAGGCCCAAATCAAGGGGCGGGTAGAGGAGGCTAAAAAAACATTGGCGGGCAAGCTAGACCAGGCTTGGAACGCCAAGGAATGGGCTTTTGTGGCGAGTAAAAAGGGAGCTTGAAAGCCTCCCCCGCAGGGCAGGGGGGAGCCAAAAGCTAGGGGCAGCCCTCCAGGGCCCTTTGGTTTTTAGGCTTTCCCCTCCCTGTTTTAACCCAAATCGGAGCGCCCCATGGCCCCTAAAAAGAAACCGGCCCCGGTTAAAGAGGCCCCCAAAGACCCGGCCACAACCGAGCCAAAAAAGAAAATGACCAGGGCCGAGGCCTTAAACGCCAAGCCTAAAAACTAAAGGAAAAAATGCCGCCAATCGTGAACAGGCCCGCCCAAAGCGCCGCCGAAATCAACCCCGGCAGCGGCTGGCCGGTGATTTTGGCCGCCGATTTTACCCAGGATCGGGCGGTTCCTGATCAATTGACCGGGGCCGCGATCGAGGCCGCGCTTTCGGTGGCCGCCCAGAAGGCTATCGCTTGGCTCCAAAGCCGAGACCCGGCCCAACCTGCTTTAACGGCGTTAGAATCGGTGGATTTTACCCAAGGGGTTTATTGGCTGGCGCTGGCCGAATTAGCCCCTAGGTTTCCCCGGTATTTCGCCAAGCGTCCAGATGGGGCGGATTTTGGCGAACTGGAGGGCGCGAGGCGGCACTACGAAACCGAGGCTAGGGGCTGTTTGGCCCGGATCGCCGGTTTTGCCGCACCCCCGGTGATTGGGTGCCACCAGTTAGGCCCCAAGGAGTAAGGGATGCACGATAAAGCCAATCAGTTGGTGGACGCCTTGCGCGCCTCGGGCTTTAAAAAAGAGGATATTGAGGTCCATTTGGTGGGTGGGCAATTTGAACATTTAGGCCGCCCCGCCGAGGGGGGATTAATCCAGAGCCAAGGGTTATTGGACTACACGGTTTTTTTGAGCGCTCAAGGGTTAGAGGAATTAACCGCTTTGCAGATCACCTTGACCGGGTGGTGGGCCGAGGTCCGAGAAGACCGGGAAACTATGGTTTTTTCCTTTGGGGATGATGGGAATGGCTCGGAAACCTTCGAGGCGGTGGTGGACCTGAAATTGGCGTATCAGCTTTATTTAGCCGCGGACGAAACCGGGCCGATCCAAATCAGGGGCACCCAGTACCGAGTGGCCGAGGCCCCGGCCATGCCCGAGGGGTTATGAGTGCAGACGGCGAACTATAATATCGAGCTAGAGGGGATCGACCGGCTTTTGGGCAGTTACCGGGCGTTAGTCCCGCAAGAGAAAAAAAGGATAGTTTGGTCGATGATGATTAGGCGGGCTTTACAGCTAAACCGGGCCCGGATAAAGGCCCAGGAGAACCTAGACGGCTCCAAGTTCGCGGAGCGAAAAAACGGGGGAAAAACCAAGATGTTAAGGGGCCTGTTACGGGAGGGGAAAAAGCCCCAAATCAGGAAGCGAAACTTGGAAACAGGCGGCATTTTGGAGACCACTAACCCTATTGCCGCTCGCCACCATTTTGGTTTTGCCCAGATCGTTCAGGCTTGGACCAGGGAGGAAGCCCTGGCCTACATAAAAAACGATAAAAAGAAAAATTTGATTCACGGCCAAGGCGGGGATAAGAGCCCTTGCACCAAATTGCAAGCAAGAACCCTGATTAGCGATCTAGGGTTTAAGCAATTGGTATTAGACGGGAAAAAGGTAAAGGCGAGTATTAAAAATTTGCAGCGGGCTTTTACCCAATCCCAAGCGGGAATGCTGATAAAAAAAGACCGAGTTTTAAACAAAAAACCCCTAAGAACCCGGTGGGAGGTCAAGGTGGCCGCTCGGCACGTTTTAGGGCTAGGGGAGACGGATAAAACTCTATTGACGGCCTACTTTGCCGAGTTGATCGCCAAGTTCAGCCGTTTGGAAATGCACCGGGAAAACGTGGCCCGAACCTCGGCCATGCTTTTAAACGCGGCCTAGGGAGGGCGCTATGGATTTTGAACAGTCCTTTAGTTTTTTATTGCAGTGGGAAGGCGCGGTTTCGGATCACCCCGACGATCGAGGGGGGCTAACCGTTTATGGGTTGTCCGAGCGGACCCACCCCGAGGCATGTGCCGCCGCTTTTGTGGCTTATAAAGCAGGCGACGAAGCCGGGGCAAAAGCAATCGCCCAGGAGGTTTACCGGGCCGAATACTGGCAGAAATGCCGGTGCCCCGAACTAGACCCGAGACTAGCGGCCGCCGTCTTTGATGCGGCGGTAAATTTGGGCACCCGAGGGGCGGGGATTTGTTTACAAAAGACGATCAACCGTTTAGGCGGCGGCGTCGCCCCCGATGGGGCGATTGGCCCTTTGACGGTGGCCGCCGCCAAAACCCTTTTAGACGCCTTGGCTTGGCGTCAATTTAATTTGGAGCGGTTGGCCTATTACGCGGAAATCGCCCAAAAACGACCGGGGCAAAGAGCTTTTTTGCTGGGTTGGATCAACCGAACCTTGGCGCTGGGGGATTTGATCGGGCAAGGCGAAACATGACCTCGGACCACGACGAAATAAACCGGACGCTCGGGCGGGTCCAAGGGCTTTTGGAGTCCTTAGACGCAGGCCAAAGGTCCCACCAGGCTAAATTGGACCAGATCATTAGCGCCCAGGGGCGGGTCTTTGAGTCCGCCCGCAACATTGCGGAAATAAAAGGGACCCTTGATAAACATGGGGACCGTTTAGGCAAGTTGGAAAACTGGCAGTCCGTCGCGAAGGTCCGCTTAAGTTTATTGGCCGCTGGAATATCCAGCGGGGCCGCCTATTTTGTTAAATTTTTCACCCACCCAGGAGGATAAGATGGGGAATTTTAGACGATGTTTTTCGGGATGTTTTTTGGTTTCTTTGATTTTGCTGTTGTCCCCCGCTTCCCTCTGGGCCGAGGGATGGTTTAGCCAAGCGGTGGAGGGCTTCACCTTGGGCGAAATTTTCCAGGGGGCCAACCTGCTTTTGGTGGTTTTAGGCGGGGTTTTTGGTGGGGGACCGGCTGGGATTTGGCTAGTTAAGGCGTTGGCGGTGAACCGACAAGCGATAGCCCTCTATAAAGCCCTGCCCGAAGACGACGCCAAGCTGTTAGACCGGGCGATCCAAGCCCGCCAAAAAGAGTTAGCCCAGGCGATGACTAAAGGACTGAACCTGACGGACCAGCAAAAAGAGCTTGCCTTGCTCGCCATTCGCCAGCTTAAAAAACAACCCTAAATCCCTAAATGGAGCAATACCGATGAGCGACAACTGGAGCGAAATTACCGCCAGCCTCGAAAATTCGGGGCAAGTGGTGCCCCCCACCGGCCTCTATGGTCGATCGGGTTATTTGGTCGAAGACGGCAACGCAGCCAAGGTCCAGACCTTTGACGGCAATAGCGACGAAAGCGCCCTCTTTTTAGGGGATGCGCGGTTGACCCAGGAACTGACCGCCTACCGGCTCAACGCCAAGGCAAAGGCCAACTTGATTATCAATTCGGGCCCATTCACCCATTTGGACGGGGCGAACCTCCCTAGCCGGATCGCCGAGATTCGGGCGTTGGGGGAGGTGGAAATGCTGGTGGTGGACAAAGACGCGGACGCCGCCTTTTTGACGGACCTTAAAAACGAGCTAGCCAGCTTGGCGGCTCAAAAGGTGGAAATTCGGGCGCTTTGCCGATACCGCAAAGCCTTGGTCTTAAACTTAGCCACCCTGGCCGCCGTGGATAAAACGGGCGGATTGGTGGGAATCCCTGCCCCAGGCCACCCCTTGGCCGCCGGGGACACGGTGATCTTGCTGGGCACCCTGAACTACGACGGGGCCTATCTCTTAGACGCCACCACCAGCGCGGGCGAATTGGTGATCCCGGCCACCTTTGTCGCCGAAACCTTCGCGGCCGGGGCCAGCCTAGAAGAAAAGCCCGAAAGCTATTTGGCGGCCTATTCGGCCGAGTTTGGGAGTTTTTCTTATCCGAGGATTAGCCTAGTGGCCCCCACCACCCAAAATGGTTGGTTGGGCGCTTATGCGGGGGCGGCCGCCAACGTGGAGACCTTGGCCGAAGAACCGGGCAACGTGGAGCGCCACGCCCTCTTGGGGGTCTCGATTGACGAAGATTGGCAGCTTAACAAGCTCGCCGTAATCAAAGGCTTGGCGGCAGGCCGGGCGGTGGTTTTAAAGCGACATCCAGAAGACCCCACCAACGTTTATATCAACCTATCCCCGATGTTATACGGGGCCCAGGATGATCAAAAAACCCTGCCTTTGGCGCGGATCGCCGACAAGGTATTGCGCGAGGTGCGCCTGCGGGCCTTTCCCGCGATCAACGCCCACAAATTTCCCCGCACCGATGCGGGAGCTATGGCCATCGCGGCCCTAGCCACGGGTGGATTTGGCGCGATGAAAAACGCCGGGGAACTAACCAAAGCCGAGGTGACCGCGAAGTGGGTGGGGGCCGCTTGTCAACTCACTATTGCCGCCGAAGGGCCCAACCATGTTTCGGTGGTGGCTGAATCGGTGACCCTAACCCCGGCAACCTAACCTCGAAACCAAAAAAGCAGGCTACCCCATGAAACAGCATTACCAAGGCTTCAACGTCGAAATTATAACCCCCCTGGGGCCGGTTTTGGCTAAAGACTATACCCTTAATTTCCCCGATTTATTCGACACCCAAAACGGGGTTCAAATCCTCAAAGACGGCGACGCCTCTGGAAAACTCACGCTAAGGGCCAAAGCTCTTTTTGCCCTAATGACTCTGGCGATAGTGGGGGGCTCTTGGCAAGAGGCAAGGCCCTTAGAGTTTTTGTTAATCAACTTAAACGAAGACAACGGCGGTTTGCCGATTGTGATCTTGTGCGAAAGCGTCTTGGTCCATTTGCCCAAGGATTTTTCGGGAAACCTGATTGAGGGCTCCGACGACTGGCTAAACTTCGATTTTCAGGTCCTAAGCCAAGTCTTTATCAACGGGGTTCCTGTCTTTGCAAAACGCAACCAAGCCAGCTTGCTTTAATATTTAAAATAAGGGGGAAAACATGAACAAAAAGAAAGAAGTAAATCCAACAAAACCAGAAAGCCAGGGGCAAAAGCTGGCCCGAGGGTTTAACAGGAAAATCAGCCTCCCGTTTAGCTTAGACAACGGCACTAAAGGGGAGTTGGAATTTGCGTTCGACCGACAAGCCCTTAGCCTCGGCAGGCTTTTAGTTGGGCGGATTATGCAAGGGGTTGAAAAAAAACCAGAGTTAGCCGCTAGCGATTTTTTGCAAGGGGCCTTGGGCCAAGGTAGCGGCGCTATGTTTGGCCAAATCGTCAACGATCCCGACAACCCAGGCGCGGCTTTAGATATTTTTCTGTCTTTGGCCGAAACCTTTAGCGAGACAGGGCTAACCTTGGGAAAGCCCAAGGCCCAAACGTAAGCGATCAAGACCAGTTGATTGCCTTGGCGCTTTACTGGCGTCAAGCCAGCCCCGAGGAAGTTTGGGCCCTGGATGATCAAGAGTTGATTTTGGCAGCAGGGCGGGCGCTCTGGATCGAAAACCGATTTTTTAGGGGACTCCACGGGGAGGGATAATGGCCGAGACCGGAAAGCTTCAAGTAAAACTAGGCTGGAACTTAACCAAATTTGACCAGGGGTTATTCCAAGTCAAAACCAAAATAGGTAAGCTTTCCAACTCGATCAAGGCCGACTTGGGGAGTTTGGCTAAGTCGGGGGCCATGATTGGCGGGGGAGCCTTCGCCCTTAAAGTCTTGACCGACAAGGTGGCCGAGCAAGCAGCCAGCTTTGAAAGCCTCCAAGACGCGACCGGCACCACAACCCAAGGCATGGCCGCCCTAAAAAACCAGATTTACCAAGTCAACCAAGCCTTGGGCCTCAAAGATGCCAAAGCCGCCGCCGAGCAGCTACAACTAACCCGCGAAGCCTCGGGTCTCTTAGGTGCCGATCTTGAGGCCTTAACCATTCAAACCGGCCAGCTTGCCGCCCGCTTTAAAAGCGTGGAAGCGCCCGACGCTCTCAAGGCCCAAGTAGAATTGATGCGCCGCTTTGGGACTTCGGTCAAAGAAGTGGGCGACGCTTACGCCTATCTTGCAGGCAAAGGGGGAGACCTTAGGGGCGAATTGGCGGACACGGTTTTGGAATACTCGGTCCAGTTTAAAGAGGCGGGGTTAAGTTTTGCCCAGACCATAGGGGTAATTGGCCGGGGGCTGAAAGATTCTTGGAGTATCGATTTTGTTGGAGATATGTTCAAAGAGGGGCGTCTAAGGTTAACGGCGGGGGATGCGCCCACCATATTGGCTTTGCAACAAATCGGGCTGGCGGACCTACCCGACCAAATAAAGGCGGGCGGGATTGATGCGGCCAAGGCCTTTTCCCAGGTGGCCGCCAAACTGGCGACACTCCCCCAAGCCCAGGCCTTTGGCTTTGGCAAAGATATTTTTGGATCCAAGTTTGAAGATCTAGGAACCGAAACCGCGTTAAGTGTTTTGGACGGAATGAAGGACCGCCCGAAGATCGCCGGGGCGATTGACCAGGTAGCCCACCAGCTAGGCGGGCGGTTTTCGTGGAAATGGGGCCAAGCCTTGTCGGCAGTGGATAACGTATGGTCCAAGGCTTTAGACGTAATGGCCCCCGCCCTTTTGCCCTTGATTAAACTGGTGGAGCGTTTTGCGGCCAAGGCCGAACAATTCGGGCACACTTACCCCAACCTTACCAAGGTGATTGCCCTTTCCGGGGCCGCTTTTAGTGTCGCCGCGATTGGGGTTGGGGCCTTATCGGCGGCTTTGACCGTTTTAACCGGGCCGGTCGGGCTGGTCTTGGGTGGGGTGGCCCTGGTTGGCTTTGGGCTTTACCAACTCGAACAAAAAACCGGGGCGCTTTCGGCGGCCTGGAGTGGTTTTAGTGAGGCCATTAAGCCGGGGCTTTTGGGCCTAAAAGAAGCGTTTGGGGCGCTCTGGGTTGCAATCAAACCGGGCCTGTCTTGGGCGCTGGAAAACCTCAAAAAGTTAACGGGCGAAACCGACGGGTGGGCCGCCGCGTTTAAGGTGGCTGGCAAGGTGGTTGCGGTGACTATGGACGTGATGATTTTAAAACCGATCAAGGGCGTGGCTGAAGCCATCACCCAAGTGATCGACGCCTGGGGGGAAATGTCGGACGCCATGGGCAAGGGGTTTAGCTTAGAAGGCATAAAGGCCTTTGCCTCGGGCGCTCTTAAAATGCTCTTGGGGATTTTTAAAGCCGCCTTTTCGGTGATCCCTGGTGGGGCCGCCTTAACCGAGGCCTTCGAACAAAACATCCCCAAGGCCCTTGCCGCCATTACCAGTAGCCCCCAAGGCCAAAACCCCACCCAAGCCCAAGCACCCATAGGGCCTTGGCGAGACAGTTATAAAACCCCAGACCAAGGGGCCTTGGCGGGCTCAATCGGCCCCAGGGGAACCCAAATCCAGATTGGGGCGATTTATTCAGGCAGCCGAGACGCCGCCGAGGATATCCGCCGCTTTGCGCTGGCCGGGGGTTAAGATGCTTTTTGGATTTGGGGATTTTGAGGGACTGATCATTGGGGATTTTGAGTTCGAGCGGGTCTTGGATTTTTCGGGGGCCGTCCAAAGGGATGCGAGCCTATCTAAGGTCGAAGACGCCCCGTTGCGCCTATCCTTTACGCTGCACGACAACAACCGTTTTGGAAATCATCATATTTGGAGCCCTGATAAATCCAAAGAGGAAAAGCTAAAAGAGCTACGCAACATGGCCCAGAAGAATGGGCTCGATAATAAGGCCCAGGTGTACCCCTTGATCCACTCGGGGCTCAATGCCACCCAGGTGGCCAGCGTGCGTATCTCGCGGTTTTCCTGGGAATTTAAGACCGATTATATCAACTGCGTCTTGGACCTAGAGGTGGTCTTAAGCCTGCAAGAGCGGGCGGACCTAAAAAGCCCCCCCGCCCTCAAAGATGGGGCCAGTGTCGCCGACACCCCCGACGCGACCAAGGCCGCCCTGACCCAAGGGGGAACCGAGCAAGGCAAAAAGGCCGGGATTTTGGCCAGTCTGGAAACCCTGGCAGGCACAGGTCTAAGTTATTTAGGGCTGGGGGGCTAATGGAAGAAACAGCCAAGGTTTTTGGGCGGCTCGATCTGCCCACGGCCTCTTATCAGGCGGTTGATTTTAAACTCGACCTAGAGCGGCAACGGGCGGGGCTTTTGTCCCTGACCACCAAGGAGCCGGTCGAGGTGGGGGCCAATGCGATTTTTTCAATAGGCCGGGGCTCCGAATTGGTGACTGCTTTAGGGCTTAAGGTTTTGGGCTGTTATCAGATTGCCCCAGGGCTATTTGAAATCGACGCAGTGGGGGCGGCCCGCTTGCTCTTAGACCTGCCCTTTGTGGGGCAGCTTAGAAACCTGACAGCCGAAATGGTGCTGGCTAAAATTGCTAGCACGCTAGGGCTGGGCTTTGTTTCTTTTTGCCTGCCAATAGCTGCAATGCCTCGGGATATGGTTTTTTTAGGGAGCGTCCGGGGGGCTTTGGACCAAGTGGCCCAGTGTTTTGGGTTTGAGCGCGAGCGGTGGGCACTCGATACGGTAGGCAAAAAACTTTTGTTGCTACCTGGAGCGGTGCCCGGCCTCCCTATCCCGATCACGCCCGAATATATCAGGGAAGAACGGGTGGGCGGTTTGGAAATGGCCATTTTGGCTAGGATGCGCCCTTTTTTAAGTGTGACCCACCGGGGCCAGGTTCAAGTGGTGGACCGAGTGACTTTTGACTCGAAACGACAAACCATGTTTTTAAGTTGGGCCGATGAAAATTGAAGACCTTAGAAAACTGGTTAAACGCGCCTTTCCAGGCTTGGGCGGCTGGCAATATGCCCGCTTTGCCCGAGTGGTAAAGGTTTATTCTGCCCAAGGGATAGATACCCAACTCCGCCCCTTGGCGGTGGTGGACCTGGTGGTTTTAGACGCCGACTTAGCTAGAGACCCGCTATTTAAGGGCCCATTGCGAAAAGTCACCTTGAGCGCCCCCAGCGTTTTTGAATACGCCCCGCCCGAGTTGGGCGACGTGGCCCTGATCTCTTTTGGTTATTGGCGGGCCGACCGGGCAATAGTCACCGGGTTTTTACACCGAAACCGATTGGTCAAAGTAGAGCCCGGCACCTGGCGGATCGCCGGGCCCATGGTGGCCGCGTTGACCGCCAAAACCTTTGTGGAGCTTGGAAGCGCCGAAGACTTCGCCGTTTTGGGCTCGGTTTTGATCGAAACCATGGTGGCGATTTGCGACCAGATCGAGCTTTTAGGCGCAGTAGGCAACCTAGGGGCCCCCTTGGGCAACCTCGCCACAGTCCAAGCGAATCTGACCCAAATCAAGCTGGATTTACCCAATATTTTATCAACTGCGGTCAAGGTGGGGCAATATGGCAGCTAGCGGCAATGGGGCTCTACAAAGGTACAAAGACGCCACAGGATTGGACCCGACCCCCGAATTGGCCCAATTAGTCCAAGCGATATTTGACGAACTCAAGGCCAACGGGTCTTTTTCCTTTGCCTCGGGCCAAGTGACCGGAACCACAGCAACCCAGATCGGGGCGCAAGCTTTGACCAGCGGGGCAGCAACGGGGGGCAAGTTCGATGGCTGATCTAAACGCCGCCAAAGGCATGGCTTGGGACCAACAAGCACTCGACCTGAAATTGACCGGCCATATATTCGAGCAAGTGGAAGGGCTGGCCGCTTACGGGCAAGCCTTCCAAATCCTGGTCCGGCAACTGGCGTTCGAGTTTAAGTTGGTCAACGCGACCTTAGACCAAGCCGCCAAAAAAATGCCCTCCCTGATCGAGGCGATCGAAACTCGCCTCCATTGGGTGGAGGTCGGCGGGGTGACCGCCAACTATGAGAAGTCAACCGGCCAAATCAAAATTGGGGCGACTATTTCCGGGGTTGACGGGCCTGGAGTGGCCGCCTTTTTAACCACGCTTAGGAGTTAACCGTGGCCACTATGGACCAGCAAATCAAAGACTTGCTTTTAAGCGAACTTAACTTAACCGAAGATTGGGCCGACCAGGAATTGCAGGCCCAGACCCAAGGGACCGTTTTAGAGCCAGTTTTGCAAGCCAAGGAAGACATTTTTTTTGGGCTTTTTTCGGTGGTGATCTCCAAGGCGTGGGCGGTGATGCTGGCCGCCTTTGGGGATTTGGTGCCCCAACTATTTATCCGCTACGCTTCAGGCCACTGGCTAGACGAACGGGCCTTAGACCACGGCTTGGCCCGAGACTTAGGCCAAAAAACCCGGCTTTTGTTAGACTGCACCAAGGCCCAAGGAACCCCCTTGGTTGTCGAGCTGGGGACTGTCTTTTTTATCAGTGAGACCCGCCCCCGAAGATATCAAGCTGTGGCTTTGGTCGAGCCCGCCGACCAAGACACCACGTTTACTGTCGAGGTGGAGGCTATTTGCCCGCTAGACGTAACGACCGGGGAGATTTGGAGCGCAAGTTATAACGCCCCCTTAGGCTTGGTTTGGGACTGCGAAACCGCCTTGGCCAATGATTCGGTAACTTACAACGGCCCTAGCCCAACCTCTAGCGGCAGCGATCCCGAAACCGACGAAGCGCTTCGCGCACGGATTTTAGCCAAGTTGGCCTCTAGCAGTGTCAACCCCGGCGGGGTGCTTTATTACACCAACCTACTTTTGACCGTGCCGGGGGTAGCCTTTGCAACCCACGACGCCACCGACGGCGCAACCGCGACCATGACTTTTTCGATCTATGGGGCCTCGGGGGCCTTAGGAACACCCGAGCAAGACGCGGCCCAAGCCTTGATCAACCAAGAAAAAATGGAGACCGACACAGCCAACATATTATTGGCCACCGCCGAGGTTTTGGGGCTAATCATCAGCTATAAAAATGCACCCTCCGAGGCCGCCTTGATCGTCGCCGTGGCCGCCCATTTTACCACCTTAGGCCGAGGTGAGGATTTTTACGAAGCCCCGCTGTATGCGGCCTTGTTCGCCCAATTTGGGACTACTTACCCAGGGTTGATTTTGCAACTTAACATCGGTTACATGGCCCTGCCCGCTGGGCGCTACTGGGTGCCCAGTCCCACGTGCCAGGCGTTGCCATGAATTTGCCGGCACTTCCTTGGTTTTTAGCCGGGCCCATCGCCACCCTTTGGGCCCAGGTGGGCAAAGCCCTTTGGGATGGGTTCGAGGCCGCCGCCTATAAAGTGGCCCAATCGGCCTCGGTCGAGCATTCTACGGCGACGGGCTTGGCGATCTTAGAAGCTGATTTGCCCGTTCAGGCTCCCAACTCACTAAGCGAAGCCGCCCGCCGCGCTTATTTACAATTTTACCAAGACGTTTTAGCCCAAAACGCCAAACCCTCTGGATTGGACCTGATCCAAACGATTACCGGGGCGAGCATCTGGTACCGAGATCCCGCCAGTGGCACGCCCTTTTTTTATCTACGCTACTGGGTGGACCTGGACAAGCTGGAGCTAGCCCGTGAGTTAGTGGGTATTTTAGCCCCCGCCCGGACGGTTAAACATTTTCAACTTGTGGCCTATCCGGGCGCGCCTGGAGGTTACGGAGCCCGCTACGGGGAGCGCTACGGGGACGGTTTTCTAGCATTTGAGACACCAGCGGTCGAGGTGACCGTTGGATACGGGACAACGCCCTACGGGCAAGCCTACGGAGATTGAAATGTCGTTTATTGAAAAAATACTGGGCGGGGGGCTCGGAATCCCGGAAAAAAACAGCACCAATTGGGAGGTGATCAACAACCGCAATATCCAATTATCCGGGGTTTTACTCGCCGCCTTAACCGGGCGTTCCCGCGTGGTTGTGGGCGGGTGGAACGGGGCCGATTTGGCGGGGGTGACCGTTTTGTTTTACGACACCCTAACAGCTACCTGGGTCGAGGAGCCCAAAAACAACCTGATTGGGTTAGTGATTCCCCAAAATCCCACGCTCTACTACGCGCTGCGCGGGCAAGTGGTGATTCAGACTCAGGTTTTGGGCGGGGAGGATTCGATCGCCTGGGACGAAACTCGCGTCCCCCTCCTGGTGGCGGGGCACTACCAAAACACGGCCACCACCACCCAGCCCTTTGCCGAATGGATCGGGCCCCAAGACCTCTGGCCCAGGGCCAGCCAAGCCCAGGCGCAGGCTGGTACCGATAACTATGTGATGATGACCGCACTGCGGGTGCTGCAATCCATTCAGGCAAACCCTCAGGCCCCTCCGGATGGGTCGGTTACCGACCTAAAAATCGCCTCCCTAGAATGGGCGGCATCGCACAGCGCCGGACACCTGAAATTCGGGGGGATAATGGTCCAGTGGGGCACAGCAAGCGTGGGGGGTTGGACGCAAATCAATTGGCCAACTACATTTGCCTATAACCCGTGCGTGTCCGCGTTCGCGGTGAACCAAGAGACCTCCATTTACGTGCAGGGGGTGGGGGTAAACTCGTTTCAAGCGAAGTCGGCTGGTGGTGGATCACCATCAATTATATGGATCGCCGTTGGCGGCAAATAAAGGAGACGAAAATGTATAAACTGACGTTGGACCCCAATATTGTAAAACGCCCCGCTGGGGAGGGGGCCTATTTTTTACAGGTAACGAACCCTGAATATCAGGAGTGGCTAGGCCAGGGCAACCAGCCGGAACCCGCCGAAACGGACCAGGAAAAACAGTACCGGCTCTTGGCCGAGCTTAAAACCGAGCGCAACCGCCTTTTAGCCGAATCGGACCCTATGGTCTTGCCCGATTTTCCCGGTGGGTCAACCCAAGCGCTCCTAGCCTACCGCCAAGCACTGCGCGATTTTCCAGTGCAGTTTCCCAGCTTGGCCAGCCTAGAGGCCTTAGCGGACGCCGATTGGCCGGTTAGGCCGTTTTAG